TGGCTACGAAGTTGGTTCGTCTTCACCTTTTCCATCATTGACTTGTTCAACGGTGCAGAAACACCGCCCAAACGCTGTAGATAGCTTAAAGAGTAATCTCTTCATCACAACCCTAGCGCCAAAGGGGCGGTGCGAGCACCAATGGCCATGATTTGCCCACTAGTGCTAACAACTGATCCACCGAAATTCATCATCCCCTGGTAATAAGAGGGTGCTTTGCGAACAAAGTTCGCAATTGCAGTTTTATGCTTCCAAGCCCAACCCGCTGCTGTAGCAACCCAGTGGGCTGCTGTAGCTAAAGCTGTACTGTGATGCCCCTCATTATGTACGGCCAACTCCGTTAAACTTGGAGTGGCCAAGGAGTAGTCCAAATCAGGGTGGGGGATGTCAGAGAAAACGCCCGCATGATGGTTCGGATACGAGGAGGTCGTGCAGAAGTTTCTGTTGCTGATAAAATCTTCAACAAATCCTTGCTGCCCGTCCGTTTCTGCAATGCCCACGAATCGGGCGATAATATCAGTTGGTGTACTGAATTTCACCGTCATCTCGGTTTGTGCATCACCCTCGAATTCCAAAGCCTGTCTGCGCATGAGCTCATAGGCAATCATCCCGAAACCTCTGTTCCGCTCGGTTCGTTCACTAGCCTGTACGGCCTCACTCAAAAGACCATTATTGGCTTTGTCCTTTTGAGTGTACGTGATCGTTCCTTGCATGGCATCAGCACGGCCAACGTCTTCAAATGCAATCCCAGCGGCGACCAAACGGGCGCCGATTTCGGAATTGAATTGCTTCAGTGTAGACCACGCCGTTCCATTATGCCACTTGAACTCGAGCGAGTAATCGCCAGTAGGCTCGTCCGCGTTCTTCCAAAACCCGAATCCCAGCTCTCTGACACCTGTCAAAGTCGTCTCATAACCCATTTTGCTCACGTGTGCCATGAGAAATGAGTCAGGGATGGGGACAGCAGGCGAGGCAAATGGATTGGCCAAAGCCGCCAAGTACCTCGATTGAGCTGCGTGTCCGGTGTTGATAAATTCAACTTCATGTGGGGAGGATAAAGCGGCCTCCCCGTTCCTAGCATTTTTCTTGTTCTTTGTGTTACTCATTTTAACACAAAAGCGACAACCACCTGACTGCCGCCATTAGATCTTTCTCAACAAGTTCTTCGAATTCATGTACGATTGTGGGTTCGAGTTTAAAAGCTTTACAGTAACTAAGGAGACTAGTATTTGAGTAAGTGCCTGGAAGCACACACACCTTCTCATAATCTCCTTGCTTCAGCCAATAGGCTAGTCCTCCTTGTAATTCTCCCTCTAGTCGTTCGCTACCCTGGCGACTCAGAACGCTGTAAAACGCCCCGACTAGCGGACAATCCGCGTACAAGGAAAGACCGCACATTCCTACGTCCCGAAGGTAGTCATAGTAATGCGCAACGCCTTTGGCCGAAATGGCTATCATGTCTTTAAACACGCTCTGTGGTTTGCGAACCATCATCCACCCGCGATCTAACATCACAGGCTTCATCTGACAGAACTCGATATGTTCCACACAATAGACAGGTTCTTCTGCTACCATGTTAAACCCATAGGCTACAAAGAACAAGTCAAAAGCATCC